GGTCCACAGGCGAATAGTAATAGTATCCACTCACATAAGGCTTCAATACATACAACTCATTCTTGCCTTTGCCATATCCAAATGCTGCTATTCTTGTAGGCTCTTCGCTTGGCTTCTTATTAATCCAATCTGGATGATAATACCAAGCCTCAATTTCGCCATCCTTATTACACTTTTCTGCTCTTAAAGTTTCCATAGGAAAGTGTGATACTTTAACTACTTCGCCTTTGTCATAGGTCAACTGAAAAGCAGCCATTCCAAGTAACTTTCTATCCATAGCAAACCTACGCAAATCATTCTTGCGAAATAAAGTAAGCATCTTTGCATAGGCTTCTGGTTTTCTACTGCTATTGGTAGCACTTAAACCTTTGCCGTAAATCATCTTTGCTATTCCTGTAATAATAGCATTGTTGGTCGCTGATTTGGTAAACCTATCTATGAGATAATTAAAATAGTTATTATCACTTCCGTATTCTACCCACTCCTTATTTCTGTGTTCTATGATCTCTGGAGTAGTGTATGCAGATAGGTTAAATACTTCTATGTTTCCACTCATCTTACTATAAATTCGTTAGTCGTGCTATGGGATGTATATATGCCGTTATTAATGGAGTAATCACTTTGATTAGTACAAAATGCTTTACCCTTATAAACAACATCACTTCCGTTATAAGCAGTTAATTCGTAAAATCTGTTCAACTCCAAAGATAGTATAATATCTGCTTCTAACCAATATTTTACTTGTGCAAAAGTAGCCGTATAATCGGTGCTTGTATTAGTCTGTTCATCCTTTAAACTAATCTTGTCGCAAGTAAATACACTTGGAATAAACTTTACACTTTGAGCAGAATCTGACTTTTGTAATCTCATTAAATAAAGTTTAAAAAAGGGAGGTTTTACCTCCCTATTTATTAAGTTCCTACTACTACTGTGAAATCAGAAATGTCAGCGTATAATGCTGGACCTTCTTCTGTGCCAGAGAACTCAATATTGTATCCATTGAAATCTCCCATCGCACTTCCAGATGCAGTACTTACTGCACATTCGCATCCGTTTTTAGCACCAGCCATTCTGTAATCGCCATTGTAATACTGAACGATTATTTTTGGTCTGCCGTAAGACATCAACTTTAATTCTTTTTGACTTGCAGCACTTTGACTTTTCAATTGAATAGTACCTGTCTGTGTCCAAAAAGATGTTCCATTTTCTCGGCTATTTTCGTTTGCCTCATCGTAGGTATTAGCACCTTTTACTTCATACTTGTATGCAGAAATAGTACCTGTAACGGCTGTTATCTCTTCATTCGTGATGGTCATATCACTATATGCCAAATCATCAAAGTTAATAAAGTAAACGGCAGTAATTCCTCCTACATTGTCCTTGCAAGGCTCTAATCTACCTAAACTTAAATCACAACTCATCTTTTATATTTTTTTAAAAAAAAAGGGAGAAAAGGCAAAGCCAACTCTCCCTCTTTAATTGTTAAACTAAACTAAAACTTACGCTGGAGTATAAAGAACAATCTCGCTTCCAAGACCATACTGAACACCAGCAGCAAAACGCATAATTACTCTTACATTGTCTGAACCATCAAGGTCAGCCATATCAAGTAACTTAACTTCTTGTTGGTCGCTTAAAAGTGATGCACCATAAAATAGGTTACTTTTCTGTGCAGCCATCATATAATTATCATCCATACCTTGAGCAACAAATACATTAACACCATCAAATGTTAATGAACCATTGTTCCACCATTGTGTTCCAAGATTGTTTGTACCAGCAGCACCAAGTCCACTTGAACCAAATCCACCTAATGCTCTAACATAGGCTCTTGCAACATTTTGAGAAACATATAAGTTTAAATCTTCTTTACCATAAAGTGCAGAAGGAATCTTATCAACAACTGTTCCCATTTCTGTAATAACATTCGCAGATGTTATAGTAGTTCCAGCCTCATCAACTACATCACTATCGGCAGTTGCCAAAGTTACAAAGCCATCATACTCTCCAGCAGTTGCGTTAGCACCTGTCCAGATTGTTTGCTCTTGTTGTTGTGCTATTTTTGCAGCAACTTGTGCTATCAAAAAGTCAGCAAAAGATTTAGGTAGTTCATCAAATGATGAAAAGCCCATTTCAATAGATTGCCATGTTGAGTGGAAATCTTTTTTACATAGTTCAAGATTTACTTGGAAATCCTCAACTGCTAAAATTCGTTCAGTTAAAGTAACAGAAGATGTGTCTGTAAAATCACAAGTTGCATTGGCAACTAAATCGCCTAATGCTAATTTGTTAATCACTTCTTTGTACTTTACATTTGGTCGTACTTCCACTCCACCATTTTCAATAGTAGATGCTGACAATAAAGCAGCAGCGATGTACTTACCAGCAAATTCACCAGCGTATGTGGTGGTAATACTTGTCGTTGTAGCCATAATTATTTATTAAAAATTTTGTTAAAAACCACTTGCTCTGTTGTCTGTGGTCTATTATTGAATTTTGCAAAGGTTTGTTTCTTCTCCACCTGTGCTTCTGGAGAGTGTTTAATTTCTTCAAGTTCTACTTTAGGATCTTCGATTACTTCCTCTTTAGGCTCAGCACTTAGTTCCTCTTTTGGTTGTAGTTCTTTTATCATTGTTTCCAATCTTTCAACTTCTGTGAAAAATTGCTCTTTTGTGATGCTCTCAACTATTTTTTTAGGAGTAACATTTTCGGCTTCTGCTTCAACTTCGGCTTCTGGCTCGGCTTCTTTTTCTTCCTCTGCCACCTCTTCCTTAATCTCTGCAATTATACCTTCTTCTGCTATCACTAAAATTCTGCCATCTTCCATCTTATATTCTCCAACAGGCAAAGCGATTTTCTCATCATCAGTTACGATGAAAACCTCTTGCCCAGCCTCAAATACTTCTGCTTCAAGAATAGCACCATTGTCAAGTGTCATCTGCTCAAGTTTTAACTCCATTCCAAGAACGGCTTTAATCTTTGCTAATGTGTTACGTTCACTCATCTTTATTGGTTATTAATTATAATTGATTTAATCTCATTTATTAATCTATCTTCTTCACTCATTTGGTATCTATCAGCAAAATAGCCTTCAATACTAAAGCCTTTTACTTTGCCTGTCTTTACATAATCATTCCAAACGCTATCATCCTCCACTTTCATTGATACCATCCAAGTCCCAACAGGCACTTCCATTCCAAACTTTCTACTCTTGTCGTGTACCTCATCTTCCACTATCCAACTCTCTACAATAGTCATATCAGTTAACTGATATTCATGCTCCATCGTTGCGTTCTTATGCTTTGAATTTTTTAGAAATAATTGGCTTACCTTTTCTATGGTTTCCTTTGAGAAAAAAATGTAAAACTCCTCATCGCCATTCTTTCTGTAAATAGGTTTTTGAGGCACTAAAGCAGCACCCATTAATATGTGCTTTTCCTTGTCAACCTCTGCAAGTGTGATCTGCTCCTTTAATGCGACAAAGTTTTCCTCTATCGCTGGATACTCTACAAGAGAAACGGCATCAACTCCAGCCATCTCATCTTGCTCATCTAAAATCAACTCCACTATTCTCATAACTATATAACGAATTTACACTTGTTTTGTTTTGATTAAATTGATGCTTCCGATACTGCGTTGCGTTCTAATTGTTGAGCAGTTGTTACCTCTCCACTTACGACAAAGGCTTTTACAGGTGTTTTACCTATTTCTGCTATTTGGTTTCCTGTGCTTCCACCCACCATATTAAAAGATGGTGTTCGTGGTATTGCAGTTGCACCTCCTGTGCTGACCTGTGGTTGTGATGGTGCTGCCGTTGCTTTAGGTTTGGTTTGCATAATATTTTTAACTGCTTTGAATCCTGTTGCTGCTGCTGCTATAACTGCTGGGATTGCTTGTGGATAACCAAGTGCTACACCAGCAGAAATACCTTGATAGGTATTAATTAAAGCAGCACCAAGAGCAAATGCCTTTCCAGCCTTGCTTTCTTTTCCTAATATATTTCCAATCTGACCTAATGTTGCACCTAATGCTGCTATTTCCTGTTGCCTTAATGTTTTCTTTCTATTCGCCTCATCTTCTTCATTACCTTTTTTATCGGCTTGTATTTTATCATCCCAATATTTTATTGTAGCTGCCTTTTGTTGTTCAGTTGCATTTAAGGCTTCTAACTTTGCTAATTCTCTTTGCTTTTCTAATTCTAATTTTTCAGCCTCACTTGCTGCTTCATTTTCTGCTCTTAATTTATTTGCTTCTTCTAATTTCTCAATTTCGGCAACCCTTTTTTCTTCTTTCTTTTCGGCTGCTAATATTTCAGCCTCTTTTGCTTTAATCTCTGCATCCTGTTGTGCCTTTACTTCATTATTAAAAGTAGTTATAGATGTCTGTAATCTTTTCTGTAAGTTTAATTTTTTAGTATCCAACTGAATTAACCTTGCAGCAAGTTCTTCCTCTTCTCTTTTATCCTCTTTAGTTGATTTGCCAAGTTCATTTTCAGCCTTCTTTGCTTCAAACAATAACCTTGCTTGTTCTATTTCTTTATTGGTTATATCCTCACTTATTTTACTTGCTTCTTCTAAAAATTTTACTCTTTCTTCTGCTGTATATTTATCTCTTTGCTCTGACTTAAACCTTAAATCTGCAATGTCCCTGTCTGCCTTTGCTCTTTCTGTTATTAACTCCCTTGCTACTTTTTCTGCCTTTGCCCTTTTATCTGCAATATCTCCAGCAATTTTACCCTCTGCGATTGTTTCGTTAGCAAAATCCTTTACTACTTTAGTCACTTTATTAATAGTATCCTTGACTCCTGTCATGGTATCAATATAACTGCTTCCAGCCTTTTTTGCGTCATCCATCGCACCACTAAAATCTCCACTAAACACTTTTTTAATGGCACTCCCCAAGTAACCAAAGGTATCCAATAAACTCTCTACTCTATTGGTAATATTTTCCTTTAATAATGCTTTAAACTTTTCAAATGCTTCTTTAGGATTCTCAAACACTCCGATTATTGCCTCGCCTAAATCTGCCAATACATCTAATAATTGGTCTGTAACTGCTCCAATTACACCCATTATCTTAGCAAACTTATTCTGCCCTTCCTCTGATCTTGTAAACGCTTGTTTTAATGAAAGAACGGCTATCACTAAAGCACCAATGCCACTTCCGATGATAGCAAGTTTAAGTATATTAAATCCTTTGGCTGCTCCTCCTGTTGCTCCTGTTAATCCACGCATAGATGTAATCAATCCACCTGTCATTGAATCAACTTTGCCCAATGCTCCAGACATAACCTTGCCTGTCTTTTTACTTTCATCGCCTACACCCTTAACACTCTTGTCTAATTTCTGGGTATTCTTTACGGCTTTGTCCGTTTTAACATCTATCTCAATTACTTTCTTTTTCATACCTTTTTATTTGGTCTAAGCCCTCTTTTAATGTTAGTGGTATCTTGTATTTACCCTTTGCAATATCTATGGTTTCGCTTACTCCATAGTACTTATCTAATGCTAATAATTTAATAATCATTCAGTAGTTCTATTTCTGATTTACCTGTTGATAAATCTGTTTTTATACTATTTATTTTATAC